CACTAGCGAGTGCTCCAAGACCACTAGCTGAGGGCAACAACCCCATAGATTGGCCCATCAAGCCCATCCCTAGTCCTTGCCCAATCATTGAGCCAGTAGACTGTGGAGTATATGGAATTTGAGTCTGCATATTTGCACCAAGGAATTGCATAGCTTGCGGCAAATATGGATTGTTAAATGGCTGTGTGCGGAGCATCTCGTTGTACTGGCCACTAGTTACGTTTTGATTCTGCCCTTGGATTGCACCGGTTAAATTTGCTTTGTTCAACAGTCGATTTTGGTTGTTGTTAATACTCTGTTGAGCCAAAGCGGCAGCCTGCATTTGCTGAGCATTCGCTTGCAAACCAAGCTGTGCTTGGTTCTGTTGCATTTGAGAATTAAACTGTCCAGTGTTCATTAAATCCGCATTGTGCTGCAAAGCATTAGTATTATTCATCTGAGCCTGTTGCTGGTTCAGATTCATACTAGTGTTTGCAAGCTGAGCAGTCTCCTGCGTCTGCATGTTTTGCAACGCTTGCTGTTGGGCATAACCTCTACGGCTATTGAAAATCCCACCCTGGCCAGCAAAGTTGCTGTCAATCGCCGGAGCAATGTTCTGTTGGTAGTTAAGCATACTTGGTGCAACTACCGATTTGTTAAACCAATCTGCGACGTTCCCACTGTTCAACACATCCGGCGCCTGGACAGCTCCTGGAGCAGTAGTGGGATTAAAAGAATAATTCCCAAGGGGGTTTGTTCCCATAATGTTGGAGAGTGCTGCATTAGACTGAGCACCGATGGCACCGCCGGTAGGATCAAAAGAGTTATTCGCAGCATATAGTCTCGACCATTCGGGGAGAGAAGGTGCAGCAGAGCCTAGTCCACCGTTGAACGTTGGGATTTGTTGGTTGAAATTAAACCCACTCTGTTGTGGATAAGAGATTGGATGGTGCCCAACTCCATTGTGACTACTGCTAGTACCACCTCCAGTTGTGCCTTGGAAATAGTTATTAAACAGTGCTGCCGCCATCTGCTTTTGTTGAGGCGTCAGATTGCTCACTGTTTCCACTTTCGGGGCGCTGCTTCCGAAGCTCATAGTTTTCTACCTCTTTTGAGAGCCGTGCGTCAACCTTTGCCATGTAAGCGTCAGTGAGTTCAACACCAACGCCGTAAGAATGTACTGTAAATCCCCAACGACGAAAGGCAGCTTGTGCTCGTCGATCGCCTTTGGTTCTTAGTTCTCCTAAAACCTTTCGACACCCTTTTGTCTCAGCCCACCGGAGCATTTGAGTATAAAGGAGCGTCGAGGTCCCAGGAGGTGCCTTTTTCTCGTCAACCCAACACTGAGGAAGGTGGCACTGATTGTCAAGGTTAATATACGCAATGATAAAACCAACAAGCTGAGGTTCTTGGTCTTCAGCAGACTGAATCGCACACAAGACGAAGATGTTATCGCCCATTGCTTGGAGAAGCTGTGCAAGCTGTTGGGCATACATATCTCGTGAGTGAAATGGCTGTAAGACAAAGTACGGTTTCAAGAACTCAGCAGTATGTTGGTTCTTACCACGTACGAGATCAAGACCTAAAAGCTTCATAAAGTATTCCCTCAGAGTTCAGATTGTGAACTCTCAAAACGGCTCTAGGACAAGCCAAGCAAAATCAAAGGTGTTTATAGAGTCACAACGGACTCTAAAACCTACGCCAGGGCTTTTGCTGTCTATCCACACTTGTGGATTACTAGTGTTTGTGTCATTTTGAATTAAAGCAAAGATTAAAGAGGTGGATGTTATCTTTGTACAAGTGACGTCTAAGTACAAAGCCATGCCATCAAAGGTGTTTTTACCCGCAGCAATTAGTGTGTGTCCTAGAGTACCTGTGTTGTCAATGTACTCGTTGATAATAACAGTCCCACCAGACGTCGGCGTGCCACTAGTTTGTCCTCCATTGTGGCTGTTTGCAATATCCAACATTGTTGGAATTAGTTGTGGGTCCGTCGCGTCTGTGGTAGTACCGCCTCCACTTTGTGGAAACCAAGCAATTCCGTCTGCACCAATCGAGTCTGCAGAAGAAACAGCAGATTTAATTTCCGTAGACGTTGGTGCTCTCGAGCCGACAAACAACCACGGGCTAGCCCATCCAGGGTCGTTGTGTGCATGTTGAGCTTGGTTGCAACATTCTAGGAAATACCAAACCTTTACACCAGCAGGTACGTTAGCTTTCAACGTCGTCGGCCCATTGACCATTTCAGTAACGACGTTAGGATAAAGCAATGCACCAGTACCGGGGTTATATTGTTGGTTGTCGCAAGGGTAGCTGTCGGAACAAACAATATCCATTGGCCGCGAGCCAGCGGATATCATGTTTAGGTAAATACTAATAGTGGTACCATTAATATGTGTTCCATTAAAATTAATGAAATACTTAATAGTACCTGGTGTAAGCCCCATCGACGTTACCCAGCTGTCGTAGTCGCTCATACGACCAGCGAAGGCTGCGTATAGAACTGGTGGATTAAATGTTACATCACCACCACCACCGCCAGGAATCTTATCCTCCCACTCGTCGGGGTAACTAAAGGCATGAATGTGCCCTTTGTTGTACCAACCGCGGTCAAAATCAGCAGTCTGTGGATCAGGGTACCAGTAAGACCCGGGGTGACGAATCACACTTACATCATACCCCTGTTGTCGATAGGTCTCAATAGTATTATGCATAGTAACGATATCACCAGCCGTGGAGCTGATTCTATCGTCCCACATAAAGATGTTTACACCACGTTCTTTGATCCAATAGTCGATGTACTCAATCTTCTGCCACCAGACAGCGATTGGATAAAACTTGGTGTTGGTAATAGCTCCAGCAGCTGGTAGCCACTTAAGCCCACCTACGTCAGCCGCGAGCAGTTGCTTCACACCCTTTTGATAATCCGGGAGCTGTAGGTTTTGAAACCCACGATCAATGTAGTTTTTAAGGCTTCTGTAAAACGCCAGTTCCTCATCACTAGCTCCCTGTGGAGGTAGAGGAAACTGAACGTCAGAGATAGTTCTAGTCTTTCTAAGTGCCATTAGTATGGACCAGTTGGAGCAAACCAGACTCTTAAAAACCGCATTTCAAGGGCACCGTTTAGCTCAAGATTCTCGACTTTTACACGGAGTTTTCTGGAAACAACGTCAATCGGAACTCGATAAAAGCCCCATTTGTTTGCCACAAGTGGTAATGAGATCTGAGCGGTTGTATAAGTTTGTCCTTCGTCAACTGAGTAATACAAATCTACAGCAGTGCCCTTTAACTCAACTTCTATCTCTAAAAACCTACCGTACTCACTCTGATACTCTTGAGGGATTGTAAAATCAATACTTTCCCAAACAGCATCAATTTGAGTGCCATTGTCTGTGTTAACCGTCTCGTCAGCCATCATTACATGGCCGTCAGACGTTCCTAAGACTCTTGTGGGAAAGCCCTTCGTAGCACTAGAGTTAAGCCACGGGCCACTCGCAGTTGCCCAACTTAAGCCAGCGAGGGTCAATGAATCCCACGCAGCAGTCGTGTCGCGAACATAAAAGTTCATCGACGTAATGTTCTTAGCGTAGTTTTGTAGAGCCCACTTCCATTGAGACAAGTCTCTAGCATTATACTCTAAGACATAAAAATCAATTCTATACCCACCACTGATAAGATTCACAGGCACTGCAAAGTATGCTCTACGACGGGCACGGTCTAAAAACGCGAAGGTCTTAGACAACAGGTTGTTGGCAAGGTTTCTACGATAACTTTCGTGCACAACGTCAGCAACTGCAGTCGTCGTTGTAGAGCCATCAAAGAGTTGAATGTTCTCTTGGCTCATGTAAAGATGATAAGGCCCGATGTTTATGATCGCCTTAGCACTCGTGAGCCGTGTGTTTTCGACAACCTTTTGAAACGTATAAACTGCATCCCCGCCAACGAAGATCATTACGTGAATGGAATCTTCACTGTAAATAACCATCGAGTTGGCAAGTGGCATCATCGCCACAATTGGACCAACTGCGTCGTAAATAGTATCCGCACCACTGGTGCCTGCTTGCCACTCATTTACCTGTCCAGCGTTGGCCCAGACAACCGTTTGTGGAGCAGCATCGGTCGTAGTAACATTGCCCATAATTAGCGTGTCATTCATGTACGCTAAGGTCTGGCATGTTACAAAATTTGGGAGATTGAACTCTACGTCTAAAAACAACTCTGTTGGATCGCCGGTCCAATACTTTGGTTTATCAACACCATTGGTGATAATAAGCACTCTGCCTGTATCCGTGCCAGTAGCGGCGACCCAAGAGATCAACTTGGTGTCATCTCCGCTAAAAGCATTGTTAGTTCTGTCAATCCAACTATTTGTCGTATAATCGTAGATGTAAAACCGCTGTGTAGTAACTGCAACTAAATGTGTATTGCCGCTACCATCTTGAAAGGAGATAACCTCCATAACAGGTAGCCCGCCGGTTGACAGGCTACCTAGTTCAATATACCCTTTTCTCTTCTTAACGTTTCCATCCGTAACTGTGACATTAATACAGTTTGGCGAAAGAGATGGGTTGATAAGAGTTGAGGGATTGGTGGTGTTAAGCCCTAGAAAGGGGTGAACACTTTGAGAAGGTGTAAATCCTAATCCGGGTCTCATTAGGAGAGTTTCTCAATAAGAAGGCTGCTGTAAACTTCGACACGACCGTTGGCCGTTAAACTAGGCCAATTGGCGTTGATTACGTTATTGGCATAACCAAAGCCACTGTTGTTTCTAGTTGTTAAACAGAGGTGTTCTAGTTTAACAGTCCTAGTTGTGCCAGCAAGGTTTACAACAACGTCTACGATTGACTCACTCCAGCTAGAGCCAGCAGAGTTGCAGAAAACGGTTGTACCATAATAATAGCTAGTAACACCATCTACTGTGATAGTCAACCTAGCTTGGTTTTGGTCAACCTGGGACGCCGGAGCAATCGCCCTAAAGCGATAGACACCACCGCTGGCGAGAGTAATTACGTTACCACTAAGAGTCCCAAGGTTATTTGGGTCCGAAACCTCGGTGTTAAGTGTCCTAGTCTGCCAAGCACCTTGGATGAAAGTACCAGCATCTGTACCACAGGCCTTTTGATCTTGATACAATGCAGCGTAGGTACTTGTACCACCGCCCCCACCGCCGGAGTTAATAACAACCCAGCCAGCGCCGGTGTAGATTGACACAGCACTATTACTAGTGTTGTACCAAATCCTTCCATAGTCATTGGCATCTAAGTTGGTAACACCATCCGGACGCTTGGTGGGTGTGGTACTCTGGTAATACGCAAAAGCCGAGCCCGCAACGTGCTCTCCACCAGCGCTAGAGCCCGCTGGGACTCTATGCTCTTTTTGCAACCGAAGCCTAAGACCAATCCGCAGGTCTCTCATCTCAGTGTCCCCAGCACTGAGATTATCACCATCTGCAGGATGTGTCTCATCCCAATTAACACCAGTTCCATCGTTTGGCATTAGTCATGTCCAGCAAAAGGATCGTTCCAAGGTTCAGGTGAGCCGTCGCTTAAAGCACTATGTTGACGCTCTTGTAGCTTTGGCGAAACAACAGGTGTTCGGTTGTCGTTCATGTATGCTTGTTCAAGCGAAGCCTCGGCCTTTGCCCGCCATTGCTGACCGGCCTCAAACATTTGAACAGAGTCAAAAACCTCTGCTGTTGCAAAGCTAATCAACGCGGCGTCAATGGTTGGAATTGGATTTGGGTCCCCGTCGTCCAAAAGCGTCATAGGTTTTGCCATGTACGTTAGACGTAAGGTATAAACCTGTGAAGCCTTCGGGCTATAATACAAAATCCCATTCTCTTCATAGCCTGCAAACGGACGACCTGAACCAAACGCCGAGACATTCGGCCAGCGTTTAATAAAGTCATTCTTAAACAACATCAACATCGGGTAGCTAAGAGCATACGCTGCTGGATTAACTACTCGAACTTCAATGAGCTTAAAGAAATTAGCTGGCAACTGAGTTTGGAGATCATTAATATTAATCGTAAGATCCGTGGTAACAAACAGGGCTTTCCACGGATGACGATTAATAATTTCTCCAAGCCAAAGGTTAATAGAATCTTTTGCCAGCTGAGTTTTGTCCGTCCTTCCAGTTCTGGTAATTACTGCATTGTAAAGCTGTGCAAAAGTCATTTTAACCTTTAAGCAATCTGCGTCCACGTGCTCGCAGCACCAGTCGGGTCATACACTGTGCAGATGTACAAATGGTTGTTAGTAATATCAATGCAAAGATCGTAAAGGTTCGCTGGGTTGTCGTTTGCGGTGTTGCTCGCAGGAGCACCAGCCTTGTAACAAATGTGCTTACCACGAGTCTCTTCATGTCGCTTTGCAGACGTCAACTTCTCCACCAACCGTTGCAAAGCCTTGCCGTTGCCGTTGTACTTGATATTCGAGCCAACGGTTCCTGTTGCAATAGTACCTGCCATTTTTACCTCTCAGAGTTCACATTCTGAACTCTCAAAAATGGGGGTGGAGGTTACGGTCCCTCCACCCCTTTAGTCGAGCTTACAAGCAGTCAATAAAGCCGGCAATGTTTGCGGTGCCCGCAGTACCCTTCGCCGCTAGAGCGATAACGCCTCGACGACCAGCCGTCGGAGCTGTGCCACCAGAGGCGTCCTTGATCAGGTAGACCTGGCCGCTGACACCCTTGAGATAGTCGCCGGCAGCGATCGCAACAGTACCTTCGACCTGAATGGTGCTGTTGTAGCCATAGACCTGAACCCAACCGTATTGACCACTCGGAATGGCGGAAACAGCCACACCAGCAAGCAGGTTAATAAAGGTACCCTTACTCGACTGGCCAAAGGTAAAGATTTCTTCGAGGAACGTCGTGGGATTAATCCCACTCGTCAAAGCATAGCCTGCAGTACCGTGGTAGTACGAGGCGCCAACAGTCAGCGCGCTGCCAGTGCTATTGTACACCCACAGATAACACTTAACACCTTGGCCCTTGCCATTCGGGCTGTCGGAGTTCTCGCGAACCCAGCGAAGACGGCCAACACCCTCAACGTCCACAGCCTTGTACTCGTTAACAGCAGTCTGGAAAATCTGTTTATCAGTCATCTCAATTCACCTCGTTAGTAGTAATTCGTAGTACCAGTAAATAACAACTACGATCAGGTACCATCGTCGGCGTGGCCGTAGAGACGACCATGACGACGCGGCTGGTTGGTGTAAAGCGAAATGCGACACAGGATGTGTGCGATACGCGTTTCCTGCAGCGGAATCGGCTTCCACTCCGACATGTCAAACCAGAGCGTCGGATCGTAAATGGCCTTAATATACTTCGTATTGAGCATCATCATGGTGTTCTTCGAGGTGTTCGAAGAACTCATGCTGATATTCGGCGACCACACCATCGACTTGCCCTTGAAACGCAGGACCTCAAACCCGAGGTCCGCAAGCTTCGTGGACTCGTCCTTGATGATTTGAGACTGGTCAAGAGCGAACTCTTCGTAGATTTCAAAGAGATTCTGCGAGCAGACAATCAGGTCCGGATAGTCCATGTTCAGACCGATGCTGTTGTACAGCGTCTTCATGTCTGACAAGAGGTTGACTTCCGGCGGGCTCGTAAGCGGGCGATAGATCGAACCCCACCAAGGATTGGTGCTTGTCACATCCGGGATATAAGTCCCATTCACAGCGGTGAAACCACCACAGCGAGCAATACCACCGTAAGTCCCCGTGGACTTATTGTTAAAGCTCGGCAGGAGCTCATTCAGCGACTGAATGTACTTACCACTCTCATCCGTCGGCGTAGTACGACCGACGTTGAAGAGATCCTTCTCATACTGCTGCTTCAGAGCATCACTAGCTTCCGTAGTACGCTTCTTCACATAGCTCTTGATCCTGAACCGACCGTTGTTCTCGGCGTCCTGAATCGTGCTACGCTGAATGTGCGTGGAAAGGTTTCGGAAGTTCCAGAATGCAGCGGTTTCAGTCTCGACCTCACCGCTACCCATCGTGTCGCCCTTAACGACCGGAATGGCCGTCGGACCAACACCATACTTGATGGTTTCCTCAACATTCGTGCCACCAGTCTGGGTGTCAAAGCAACCACGTTGCTTCAACGCGGCCCAAACAACAGTGGCCAACAGAATGTTGTCAATCGCCTCGGCCTTGATATCGTACCAAGTCTCCGTAAAGGCGTTGTCAATCGTTTTCGTAAACGTCGCGAGCGTGTTACTCATTTTTCAATTCCTTTGTTGTTTAAACGTCAGACATCGAGAAATCCCGGTTTGCAAGAGCTTCGTCTAAGAGCTGAGACATTCCACGAACACCATTCGGCAGCGGCGTCTTGCGTTGTTCGCGTAGAGACGGACGAGCCGTGGTATTCGTAGGACGTTCCGTGGATGTCGGCTGTGGAATGTTAAAATCGCCGGCCTTAGCCTTAGCGAGGTAATACAATTCCTCAACATTCAATCCGGGGCTCTTACGATTCAGCTCCAGCATCTGTTGCCGATAGCTGTCGAAGTCCGAAAACTTCTGCTTGGCAGCTTGGATGCTATTGTTGACCTTTTCAGCCTGAGTCTGCTGAGTCGCACTCTCAAGCGTAGCGATCTTCTCAAGCAGAGGTTTAGTGGCGTCGTCAATGATCTTCTGCAACGTCGGAGTAATGACGCTGGGAATCTTTTGAACGAGATCCTTGTTCGTAAGGTTATCCCAATCAACAGTCTCCGGCTCTCCAGCACGTTGCGTCGGCTCGACTGCATCGGGGTCAACAATTGAGACCTTCTTGCCAGTCTGACGAGCCTGGAGAATCTTAGAAATCTCCGGGTCCGTCGCAAGCTGAGCCATCAACTGTGCCCGAGCAATCTCAACGGCGTTGTCAGAGCCGTTGACCTTAGATTCGGCAGCGTTCTTTTGGTTAGGAATGTTGTCCTGCGGCTCACCACCACCATTGACAACGTCCTCCGCCGAACGCATCGGCGTGCCACTATAAATCGGTTCTTCTCCACCAAACGGCATAAATTACTCCTTCTTAGCGTCTTTGTTCTCTGCGGCAGAACTCTCTGCCAATCTACGTTGAAGATTACTCAGACGCTGGTAGCTGCGGTATCCCGCGTTAAGACTTTGTACAATACGGTTTAAATCAGCACGAGTTATATTATCCCCAACAAACTCCGGCAACCACTGGCCGTCAATTTTGCGAACAAGGACTTTGTCCTTGCAAGCAATCTTAACCTCCTTGGTCGCAGTGCCTAGGGGCTCGTACTTGTTTGGTTCAACTTCAGCCATAGTAATTTCCAATTGACACACCACGTTCTCTAGCCGCGGCGTGCATTTCCTTCGCACTAAAGAACGTCATTGGTTTATCGTCTAGGTGCTCAATAGTTTTCCCTTCTGCCGGCCAAACATGTCCAGCCGGCGCCTTACCGAGCACCATTGAGGGTGCCTTGCTGTACGGGTACACTTTGAAGGTTCTGTTGCGGACTACCGGGTCCTGCACCCACACCCCCTCCGGCGGCAGGGAGCTGAGGTTGTCCCACGGCACCTCCGCCATTTGGAGCACCCTGTTGCTGTAACGACTGGAGTGCTTGAACCGCTTCTGCCGTTGGGACGCCATTTAAAATTCCGTTCTTGAAGATAAAACTAAACTCAGGATCATTATACGCATTCGCAAGGTACTGTGCAAGCTTCACAGGATCAACTCTCGGGTCTTGTGAGAGCATCTGGAATACTTGCAGAGCCTGCTGTCTACGACCTTCAAGGGTTTCATCCTGAGTGCTGCTAAATCCACACTCGTAGGAGTACTCTCCTCGAAGATGGAGACCTGAAAACTGCACCCAAATAGGTGCACCGTCTTGACCGACGACCTGTTGGATTCTTGGCTTTCGCCAAAAGCTGTACAGCATCGGATTGATTTTCTTGAACGTGCCGACATAGACATCCCTAATAATTGTCTGGCGTCGGGTCATTCGCTGTCCAGCACCCTCTTGGACAGCGTTTACTTCCGTTGCACTCTTACGACCACTTTGGTATTCGCCGAGAGTATTTGCATTCATGCCAATGGTTTGCTTTACATTGGCGAGAACTTGGTTAGCTTGGTTTGCGAGTTCGTAGTTAGCTGGGGCAGTAACGAATGCAATGGCCTCGTTGACATTCACCGAGCGATTAATCTTTATACCAATGCCAACTTCGTTAGACTGCAGCTTTGCAAGTTCCGTTTCATCAAGTGCCCCATCTTGAAACAAGAACTTAAGGCTCATTGCCCGACGCAAACGCGTCTGCTGAACCGAGATGTCCGAGAGCTCTGCTTGACTGACCTTGAGATAATGGGCATCGGAAGTTGTCCAGAACGTACGAGCCTTAGGAGTAAAAGAACAGCTGACAAAGGGCAGTCCTTCAATTTGAAGGAGATTTTCAGCGTTTCTAAGGAACTTGTCGTGGCCAGTTGCGATGACGTAGATTTTCTTCGTCCGCTTGTCGTGGATCTCCCACATTTCAACGTATTCGACTGGCCCCTCATCTGTGCTCCTTGAAAGTTGAGAGCCGATTCTATACGGCTTCATTACTGTTTGATAACTACGGACGAAGTCAGCCATCGACATATTCGGCTGCAAGTCCGTCTTGCCTTTGTATTTTGCGTCGCTCTTTACATCATCAATATGACGTACAATCCGATGAGCAACCCAAGGGCAATCGTCGATAGTCTTTGTCCCCCAAGGAACAACAAAGTCACGGGGATCAACACTCTTGACCCAAGGCATTCCTGGCTGTACGTCCGCGAACTCAATGAGCCTACCAGTAGCAGGATCGAACTGAGTAAGAGTAGCTCCAGCAGGA